GTGAACACTCTGCAAAGAGACAACTCACTGAAAAACGAGGTGAGTACCGTATTCGTATGTCCGGACTAGGACGCCCCTTGTGTCAACAAGTTCTAGACAAGCACGGCGTCAAAGAGTCTATGCAGTATAACACACTGTTTAGATTCATGTTTGGCGACATCACAGAAGCGTTGTTGATGTTGATTATGAAAGAGGCCGGTGTAGACATCGTTGATTATCAACGAGAAGTAGAACTGACGCTGGCTGGTCAGCAGATCAAGGGAACACTTGATGTAATCATACGAGATGAAACCGGTACGGAGAAAGTGTGGGATGTTAAGTCAGCAAGTGATTGGGCATTCAAAAACAAATTTACTGGGTTTGGTGGGTATGACGGGCTGAAAGAAGACGATCCGTTTGGATACGTAATGCAGGGATATCTGTACTCTGCTGCCACCGGTATGCCGTTTGGCGGATGGATTGTAGTCAACAAGTCTAGTGGAGATGTAGCCTTAGTAGAGGCTCCTGACTGGCAAGACGAAGACCGTGCCAAATATTTGGCGGATGCAGAAGATCGTGTCAAGTTTTTGACAGACCCTGATGTAAAACCATTTAAGCCATATCCTGATGAGTTTGAAACGTACAGACGCAAGGGTGAGACTTTACGCACTGGAAACAAGATTTTAGCTAAAGAGTGTAGCCTGTGTGGATACCGGCATCACTGTTGGCCTGAAGCACAAATACACGCCCGTGTGACATCTCAAGCCAAGTCACCACCACAGGTTTGGTACACACGCCTCAAACAAAAGGAACTCTGACATGCCGTATTTGTTTGTGCGTGACTACGAAGTTGAATTAATGGAGATGAACAAAAACCTTCATCATGTGTATGTAGAATCGCACAGAGACAGTGGGGGTGAACGCAAGATAATATATCTACGACAAAACGAACGAGGACTTCCGTTGACGTTGCGAGATAATTACTCCAGTATGGGTGACCTATCTTCCGCTACAGAGAAGCGTGACATAACTACCGTAGAATCTGAACTACAAAAGATAGGAAGATTGTCTCAATCCGGAGTTATTGTATGCGTTCCACTGAATCATCTGACAAACGAACTTACCACAATAGAAAAACTTTCCCCAAAAGTGGCAGGGTACGTGATCAAAAGAATAGGCTCAATAGGAATGCAAATATGAAGCGAAGTTCCGCTAGTAAGGCGGGCTTTCGTTCTAACTTTGAATTGGGCATTGCCCGTTCTCTGGGTAATAAAGCAGTGCCCTACGAATACGAAAACGTCAAGCTAACGTACATACCAAAGCCACGCACATACACCCCTGACTTCTACCTTGTAGATCAGGATATCTTTGTCGAAGCAAAGGGCTACCTTGACAAAACAGACCGTGTAAAGATGCAGCTAATCAAAGAACAACATCCTAATCTAGACATACGGTTTGTTTTCCAAAACGCACAAAACAAGATTTACAGAGGCAGCAAGACCACGTATGCTAGGTGGGCTGAACGCTACAATTTCAGATGGGCTGAAGGTAGCATACCAGAGGAGTGGCTAAAGTAATGACTATTGATGAGGGTGACTTTGAACGGGCAAGTTTGATGCCTAATAGATGGTATGTTATCTTACGTAAGGTGGATGAAGAAAGCTTCTCTATTGCTGCGTACGACACTACTGAAGAAGAAGACGAAGAGTTTTATGAAGCTGGTACGATTGTAATCAACGGCATAATGGAATTGCTTGAGTCTGACTTTGATAGGGTAATGGAAGCGGGCATGGCACGGCTGGCGTTCAACAGCGTAAAGGCTGACTTGTTGAATGACAAAGAGAGTGACGGTCCTACCATTACACACGAAGACGGAACCAATGTAATCAAAATAGACTTTGGCAAAGTACAATGAGGCACGAAGAATACATGAGGCAAAAGATGAGTGATATGCAAACCAACGCTTACAAGAATTGGGCAAATGGAGTAGACCGTGATAATGTTAACAACCCGCCACACTACAATCAAGCAGGTATCGAATGCCTTGATGCAATCGCGGCGGCGACGGACGATGGTTACGAATACTACCTGCAAGGAAACATTATCAAATACCTCTGGAGATACCGCTACAAAAATGGAAACGAAGACCTTAGAAAAGCGCGGTTCTATCTCAACAGATTAATTGAAACAAAAGAAGGACAAGACAATGAATAATTTACTGCCTACACCCTACCAAGAATTCATACACAAGTCACGCTACGCTCGCTGGGTTGAAGATGAAGGACGACGTGAAAACTACGATGAAACTGTGGATCGGTATATTGGATTCATGTCAGACCATCTAAAGGATAAGTTTGACTACGTTCTTCCTGAAGCTGACATTGAGGACTTGAGAGAAGCTATCCTCAATCTTGAGATAATGCCGTCCATGAGGGCTATGATGACCGCTGGACCCGCTTTAGCGCGAGACAACATCTGCGGCTATAACTGCAGTTACATCCCTGTGGACAGTCCTCGTGCGTTCGATGAGTGTATGTATATTTTAATGTGCGGCACAGGTGTGGGCTTTTCTGTAGAGCGGGAGAACGTCGATAAGTTACCCATAGTATCAGATAATTTTAGTAAGTCAGACACTATAATCAACGTAGCTGATAGTAAGCCGGGATGGGCAAGAGCGTACCGTGAATTAGTGGCCCTGTTGTACGCTGGGCAAATTCCACAGTACAATGTAGATAATGTACGCCCTGCTGGTTCGCGGTTGAAAGTAATGGGAGGACGTGCATCCGGTCCAAAGCCTCTTGTGGATTTGTTTAACTTTACCATAGATACATTCAAAAAGGCAAAGGGACGCAGACTGTATCCTATTGAGTGTCACGACATCATGTGTAAAGTTGGACAGGTAGTTGTAGTTGGTGGAGTTCGTCGTAGTGCGTTGATTAGTTTATCCAACCTTACCGACGATCAAATGGCACATGCTAAGTCTGGAGAGTGGTGGGATGAGCCTGATCGTGGGATTTATCGTAACGGACAACGCAATATGGCTAACAACTCCGTAGCTTACGAAAACAAACCAGAGATGGGCACGTTTATGCGTGAGTGGTTGTCCCTTTATGACAGCAAGTCTGGAGAGCGTGGCATCTTTAATCGTGAAGCTGCAGACAAACAAGTCGCTCGTAACGGACGCCGTGAAACAGGTTACATGTGGGGAACAAACCCCTGTAGTGAAATCATACTACGACCATACCAGTTTTGTAACTTGTCAGAGGTGGTGGTTAGAGAACACGATACCTTGCAAACCCTCAAGCGCAAAGTTCGTTTGGCAACCATTTTAGGAACTATACAGTCTACCCTGACTGATTTTAAATACCTTCGCAAAGTGTGGAAGCACAACACAGAGGAAGAGCGTTTGCTTGGTGTGTCTCTCACCGGTATCATGGATCATTCTGTATTGTCCAAAACAGTGGACAGTAAACGCTGGTTGGAAGAGATGAAAGAAACTGCTGTAGAGACAAATGAAAAGTATGCTAAAGATTTGAGAATACCACAGTCTGCAGCTATCACCTGTGTAAAGCCAAGTGGTACGGTGTCACAGCTTGTTGATGCAGCCAGCGGTATACATGCTCGTCACAGTGAACACTATATAAGAACAGTTCGCGGGGATTCCAAAGACCCACTTACACAGTTTCTTATGGACTCTGGTGTACCAGCAGAACGGGATGTAACTCAACCTGAATCTGTTACCGTATTTTCTTTTCCAATGAAGTCACCAAAACAAGCTGTCACTCGCACAGAAACAACTGCTATTCAACAACTAGAGTTGTGGAAAACGTACGCGATACATTGGTGTGAACACAAGCCATCCATCACTGTCACTGTAAAAGAAGACGAGTGGATGGAAGTTGGGGCGTGGGTATACGAAAACTTTGATGTAGCGTCTGGTGTGTCATTCTTGCCGTTGTTTGATCACACCTATCAACAGGCACCATATCAAGACATAGAACCTGATGAGTATCTTGAATGGAAGGACCGGATGTCGTATGTTAACTTGGATTGGTCTAGACTCACTGACTTTGAAAAAGAAGACACAACCACTGGCTCTCGTGAATTAGCTTGTACTGCCGGTGTGTGTGAAGTGGTAGACCTTTATGCCTCCTAAACAAAATAAACTACTTGCGTGGAAGCGGGGAGTAGATTATATTATCTACAATCCTCCACGCAAGTCAGAACAGTGGGATGAGTGGCAGAAAGTGAAAGAAAAGGATGAGCAAAAGATTCGCTCCTAATCCATACACAGGAAATCCTATGTATTACAAGGATAACCCTGATTCTGTTCGTAAAAGAGATGCAAACAGGATGTACGTTAATGGTAAAGAAATATCAAAAAAACATCCCCTACACAGACCCGGAAAATACAAGTCCCTCGACGATGCGTGGTCACACGAAAAGATTGAAAGCACTTTTGAGGGAGACGTGTATGCTATAGTCAACCCTGCATGGGAGGGATGGGTTAAGATTGGTAAGGCTAGTTTTGCAGACGACAGATTAAACACATATCAAACATCATCTCCATACAGGGACTACACCATACTTGCCCGCATACACATAAACAACAGACACAAAAAAGAACTTGCAATGCACCGTATTTTTGAAGATAATGCAGAAGCCCGTAGGGGTGAGTGGTTTAAAATTTCAAAAACAGACGCAGTGCTTTTGTTTTTACAGGAGAGTAAAGAAGATGACAGATAAAGAAGAATCTGTAGTAACTATCAACGACAAAGAATATATACTAAATGATTTGGATAATACCCAACGGTACTTACTTGTGCAGATACAAGAAGTAACAAACAATATACGCAGCTTAAATATGAGAGTTGCACAAGCACAAGCGGCACTTACTATGTTCAAGGGTACTCTTGTCAAGTCTGTGGAAGAACCAGATGATACAAGTGAAGATAACGCCTAGTATAATTAATCGCGCAAAAAAGAAAGCCGCCACTGTAGGTAATCTACAGGGCAGCATCACAGGCAGCTTGAGTCATGTGGTGGGCGCGATAGGCGAGATAATTGTAGCCGACATTATAGGTGCGAACGAGTCTAACACATACGACTACGATTTGGTGAGGGACGGGGAGCGTATTGACGTAAAGACGAAACGCTGCAACACACGTCCCTTTCCACACTACGATTGTTCGGTGGCTGCACACGGGACCAACCAAAACTGCGACAGTTATGTTTTTGTTCGTATTCTTACTGACACGTCTCGTGCGTGGATATTGGGATCAATACCTAAACCAGACTTCTACACAAGGGCAACAAAGTACAAACGGGGCGACGTAGACCCCGCAAACGGCTTTATATTCAAGGCCGATTGTTACAATCTACCTATTAGTGAGTTGTCTGATGTCAAACAAAGCGTCACTGTTTAAGTTCGAAGCAAACCTACTTCCTAACGGAAAAGTCGAGTTGCTTAGTGAATCAGTAAAGCCTGAAGAGTTTGAGGGTGTGATGAACAAGGGGATGCCAGAGTACGACGGTTCGCACTCAATAGCATCCCTGTTGCGTTACTTGAAGTCTTGGTCAGATGAAGCTATGGAGAAGTCAACGAGGTACGTCTAGTCAAGCTTTACGCCACGTCCCTTGAGAATGTCTGCCTGTGTGACTTTACCATCGCCTGTCATGTCAGGAAAGCCGCCCTTTGCCATACCCTGCATCATTGGCTTTTGCATGGCTTGATTTTGCATCATGTTTTGTTGTGGCTGTGTAGCCGTCATCATACCACCCCCGTAAGCTTTTTTGCGGGGTTTCTTTTTGGTTGCCATGCCGCCGTACATCATTGGCTTGCGCTTTGCAGCACCACCATACATCATGCCTTTGCGTTGGCCGTTAGTGTAAGTTTTCATCTGTTTGCTCCGTTATCTAAGGTGTTTGACTGTAGTAGTTATCTACAGGATTAAGTTTTGCTGCAGTCTTAGGAAAGGCTGCGGGGTTTACACGGGGATTGCCTTCTGCATCTACGTCTTCAAGGTCTGCCAGTCTGGCGTCTATATCGACAAAGTAAGACTCTAAAAGTTCTGCGCCTCTTGGTCCCATCCGTCCTAGTTCTGTAACGATAAATCCCTTTACCATGTTATCAAACGTATCTAAGTCTGCTTTGGTCATTGACTTAGGGTTTTTCATCAAGCGCAACATCAGGTCTGCACCCTCTTTGTTTCCCGCAGCCATCTTAACCATGTCAAGTCCAGCCTGACTAGCAAGGGATATGCCTATTTCAGCAGCCACGTACGTAGGACTGACCATGCCACGTGCAAGGTTAAAGGCACGAGACACAAGCTGATTCGGTCCCATAGGACGCATGATGTTTCCTATTTTTCCGACTAGGGCAGCGTCGTCTCCACTAAATCCACCACTAGGACTAGCAGACTGTGACATTAGTATGGCAATGTCTCGCAGGTATTCTTGGTGGTCTGCATCCATGAATTTGTCAAGAACCGCCGTAGCGTCTGGGTTTGATCCGTCAAACAACTTAACAAGCTTTTCGGGGTTGTACATAACTTCATTCGCGTACTTCTCTCCGTTCATGCCCGTGGACATTCTACCCGCTACAGGAGCAGTGCCTCCTAACTCTAACAGACCGTCAAGGATTAAATTCTTCATACCCTTGTCTATCGTCTCTGCAGTGTTTAAAACTACATCAGGCTGTCCCTCTACTTTTACAGTAAAGGTTGGTCCTAGTTTAAGCAAAAGCGTTTCACGAAGTCTGTCCATTTTGTCAGGGGTTCCTCGTAAAACGTAATCTTCAAGAAAAGCACCGGGAGTAGTTCGCTTTATTACGTTGAAAATTTCAGCAACGCCTAAGTCTCCCTGTATAGCTTGCCCCCGTCCAGCCCTTGATATGAGCCTATCCAGTTGACTAGCTATAGTCTGTTGATAGTCATCCAACTTTTGCATGTTAAAGTTTTCATCTTGAATTAACCTGTGAATGCCTCGTTGTTCTTCAGCCATTTCAGTTAAATCAATTAGCGGAACACGCTTAATGAGGCTAGGATTATCTGGGTCTGAACCGCGAACAGCAACAGTTAACGCTTCTTGTAGGCTATTTATTCTATCTATGTTGCCAAAGTTGTATCCACCCGTCTGCGCTGTTTTTACATCTTGGGCTACGGTAGTATCCCCAAGCTTTTCTAGTGTTCTTACCCCCCACTTAGCGTATACTAACTCTGTCAAAACAGACTGCATTAGCGCGAGTTTTTCGGAACCAGTATCGGTGTTTATGTTAAATACAGACCCACTAACTTCGTCGCTAAACTCTTGAGTAATCTCATCCATTATGGATACTATTTTCTTTACTGCTTTTTCGGGATCGGCAGAGGATAAAGCTTTATCTATTTGATCCACAAACGGATCGAACGAGTCGTACGGTGTAGTTCCCTTGTAGGCTACAGAGTGCATAGAAGATGCTAAAGTGCCCTCTGGTATTGTTTCTCCTATACCAAATTCTTCTAAGAATTTTCCTTCACCCTTCTCAACTTTAGCTGTTTCTTTTATGTCCCCTGTTTGACTTTTGTGTACGGCTGCAAAGGGACCACCCACTCTAACCCTATCAAACCATTCTGTTTTGTATATTGTCTGCGCCTTTTTCCACTCCGCATGTAACTCTGGGGCTTGTTTTCTTACAACATCAGAAACGCTGTCAGCAAATTCCTTATAGGTATTGGCCAAACCGTCGTCGTTAATACGAACTGCGTAGTCTCTAAACGCGGCGTAAACGTCCATTACTTCTCCGGGAGTAGCAACTAATCCCTTAAATGTAGTGCCCTCTTTACTTTGCCAGTACATAGCAATATCCAGTGGTTTAGGATTTTCTCCTAAAAAATGTTCTGATTTAGGGTTGGTAGCCATAGTCACTAGATGATCATACGATACTCCCTCCATGCTTTTCAAAGAGTTCACAGCTATGCGATTCATAGCAGTGTACGCTTTTTTACCTAGTGTACCCAAAAAGAACTGTGAGTCTTTTGCAAAAAACCTAGCGAATTCCATCCCCGCATCAGGAGAGTAGCCCTTCAAAGTAGTCACCATTTCGGAAATATCTATTGTTGCACCCATTTCCCCAGCCATAGCATCAACTTTTTTAAAGCCGCGTTTTGCTCGCTTTCTTGATGCAGATAAATGATTGTGCATCATTGCTTCTACGGTTCTGGCAGTCATGCGTTGGTGAAGCGCAGAATCATTTCGATAGTCTTTTAGGGCTGTTGCTCTTTCTGTTAACAACCTACGAGATTCAGCAGCTAGTTCTGCGTGTCTTTTTGCAGCGTCTATCAAGCCCTCCCCAGAAGCGTCTGTGCCTCTAGTTAAACTAAGTTCCAAATCAACTTGATGGGAGTTAAGAACTTCTGTCACGTTAGCTGGCATTTCAGCAGTGGGATCAGCAAGCACAGCTTTTCTGTACTCTTGTATCTGCTGTATTACCCTTTCGCGGTTATCCGCTACCATTTCTTCTTGTTTTACAAGACTGGTTTTTAACGCATCAGTAAAATCTAAAAGTTCTTGCATGTTAGAAGGGTCAGACGGCTGTGTTCCTCCAAATGGTCCTCGTTCCATCTTAGCCCGTTCTTCAAGCTTTTGAATCATCTTCTTGTTAGCATCAAGACCTTTTATTTGTGCAAGTGCAGTCCCCGTCAGTTCAGACACTTTTTCTAAAGATTTAGCGTCTCGTGCGTCGAGCGTAAAACTGCTAAGTTGTAAGGCAGACTGCATCCACACCATTCCGGATTGGTGTGCAAAAGTCTCTCGTAAGTCTTGAGCCATCAGGGATCGTTCGCTGTACTCTATCCCGTCTGCGTTTACTTTAATTGTGTCATCAAACAAACTTAAAATCCTGTTTGTTCGTTCGTTGAAATCAGTCATGGAGTCTACGACTTGATCCCGCGCTTCGTCTGTCATTGACTTAGATACTTCGCCCAAATACTTTAAAGAGCGTCTAGATTTTGCATCTAGTTCATTTCCTGTTGCGCCTTTGTACCACTTTGCGTAAGCGTCTATGTCTTGATCTGCAAAGAAACCTTTTAGTCTTACACGTCCTCCCGTTATACCTGCTACACTAGCGTCAGCTAAACTATCAAAGAAGTTTAATCCTTTATTAAAAATATCCCCAGCCTGTTGATTTGCCCAATACGCACCCTTTCCAAGAAGAGTGGTACTAAACTTTCCTACAGTCAAAGCAAACAAACCCCCAATGCCCTCTGCAGCAAGTCTGTCCCCTCCAAAAGTATCAGTCATGTATTCACCTGATGCGTACATAATTAGGGATACAGGCACGGCTTCTACGAAGTTTTCTTTAAGTTGAGGAAGAACTCTTCCTGTAAGGTATTTGTTGACAGTTGTGTTAGTAAGAGAGTTCCACTCTAATTCTAAATTTCTGTATTCAGAAGAGTTTACATCAATCCCCTGCATACGCATGGCCTTTAGTCTTTGGGATATGTCGTCCCTTTGAGCCGCAAGTCTCGTAAAGTTAGCGTCTACTCTGTCCATACCCATAGCGTATACTAGAGATTTTTCGTTAACTTTTCCTATTAACTTTTCTGCTTGTAGTATCCGGGCTTGTTGAAGTTCATTTTTACCCAAAAGCCTAGCCGCTAAAGCTTTGTCTGACTCTGATGCGTTTGCTTTTTTGCCCCTGTCAATTATTTTTTGTACAATAGGCAGCATTTTTTTCTGGGTTGCTCTTCCCGACGCCAACTTTACTTTGCCCACACCCATTGCGCCCGCAACAGATTCAAGTAAAACAGATGCGTACTGTTCACTGTCTGTTAAATTCTTTAAAGAATCGTTAAGTAAAGACTGGGCTAACTCTTCGTTTATAAATACTCTTTGTAACTTTTCAGTGCTGCCATCTGGGGCTTGTACTGTTTGAGTGACTATTCTGTCGTAGTCTTCTTGGGTAATGTCTCCGTCTTTTAGTTGTTGGTCTAGAGATTCACGAACCATGTCGTTCATAACGCCCGACAGTTGTTTTATACCCAGTGTTCCTTCCGCTATGTTTTGACTCCACCAGTTTTTAGCTTGAGCGCGAACCTCTGCTGTATCTTTCCATTGTTCTATAAATCCTCTAAATTTTCTATCTGTAAGCGCAGCAGCTATACCAGACCCAGCAGTTTGTATTGCAGCACTAGTTGCCTGTAAGCCGTAGTTAATTATTGTACCGGGCAAAAAGTCAAAAGCACCTCTTAGTGCCCCGTCGTTAAACTTTTCAATCGTAGTGTCCCAGAATTTACCGTTGGACAGCCCGCGTATGAACACGTTTTCAACTCGTTTTTGATCGTCAAGGTCTAGCCCAGTGTTTTGAAATCTATCTCGTACGACGCTGGCTATAGCCGCTTTACCTCTGAATATGTTTTCTTGTACACTGTACAGCTTAGAATCTTCACCGGCAGAAACAGCTTGTTCTGTTGGGGCAAACTCAAACTTTCCGGGAGATGCTTCTTTTCCAAAAGTTACAAACTGACGGGGCTTATCTTGTTGATCTACGTATTGTATGTAGGCGTTGTCTATCAGCCTTGTAGCTAGTTGCTTAGATGTAGGAGGAGCATTAGCGTTTTCCAACGCACGAATATTGCCCAACATAGCCTCACGATTAATTTGACCTACACTTTTAATTTGACCAGATTTGACTTGTGCTTTGAACTCATCTATGGATAGGGGTCTTTGTTGCTCTTGTATGCTCTGTTCAGCCATTTCCCCGGTGGTTAACAACTTGCCTTCTTCTGTTAGTTCGTAGGGTTCATCCTCTCCCATGCCCTTTTTGCCAACAATGCCCGCCCCTTCTACAACATCTGACGGTACCTTTAACAGCTTTGACTTACGAGGATCAATAGCAGAAACAACATCTGACATACCAGCAGTGTTTACTGTCTCCGGAAGATTATCTACGTCAATCTCTTTCGGTTCAGGCTTTGTTTGCTGATTCGTAATTTCATTATTCATTAGGGCATTAGCCATCAGTATGAATCCTTACGGGGCTTGAATTTTAGTACGACTAGAACGCATCTTGTTAGTTTCGTAGTTTCCTATCCGTTCGATCAAAGCTTTAAGAGCATCTCCGGTCAAAGGAACGCCGTTCTCATCCGTAGGAGGCATGTGTGTTAAATAGTCGTACACTTTAATATCTCCTGTATCTTCGTCTGCAAACATATCAAATCTATCGTACAAATCACCACCAAATTCAATCGTCATGGGACCAAAATCATACGGTTGATCTGAAGAGGCTCCTGCGGATGGTGATGTTGGTATGTTTGAGTTTCTGCGTATGTAGTCTACGGCTATAGCTGCATCAACAACCATGTAGTCTCTTTTTGTAGCTTTGTCTTGACTGTTTGCGTACGAAGCTATTATTTTGTACTGTTCTTCTTTTGCTTTAAATTCCTTTATAGCTACACTTATGGCAGCGCGGGCTTGATCTATAGTCTGCCAGTCTGAACCCAACTTTTTAAGCTGTTGCTCAATATCTTGGTTAGACAAACGTCCAGAGGGATCAGCGGCACGAGCCATACGAAACGCAAGAGATATACGCATGGCTTCTAGCTGTGCGTACTGTTCGCCTTTTCCAATGCCTTCTCCACGTTTTTTTGCGGCTTCAACTCGTCTGTTTAACTCTGCGCTGTATTCGGTAGTAAGATTCTTTTTATCGTTTAAATCAAGAGTGCCCGCTTCTGTAACAACAAGTCCTGCAACATCTCTTATAAGTCCACCAAACACACCCTTATTTATATCGAATATAGCTTCTAGTTTAGCTTTAAAGGCGTCGTAGGCTAGTGGTGTAGATGCCTCGCCACCCTTTTCTTCTGCGATTTTTAACTCTAGAAATTTTTTATCTAATTCTTCTAGGTCTTTTGACGTGCCCGCTAACTCAAATTGAGCATCTGTAAACTGTTTAAAGTTTGCTGTTTTGGCCTTTTCTTCTCCAAAGATTTTTCTCAACACATACTTTTGGATGGTGTCTGTTTCTTCACTTTGCATAGCACCCCATACTTTTGGTTTCTTTTGGTCAGTGTCCGGAGGGGACATGTATGCAACCAAAGCAAACATTTGCTGTTCAAAATCATCTGAATCTACAGACTGTTTGATTTTATCGTAGGCGTTTTGTATGCCCGCGTCGTCCAGTGTGTACAAACCCTGTACAGTGTCGGGATCAAGTGTGTCAATGTTTCTGTATATCATGCCTAGCTTAACAGCACCCAACAAGGCGTTCTTTTGTTCCTCAAGTGTTATGTCAGGGAGTTTCATAAAATCTCTCTGCCAGTGAAGCATCAAAGCCATAGGGGTAGTGTTAAGATTGTCAGCAATAATTTTTAACTGGGCACGTTGTGCATCTCCCGAAAGAAGAAGAACACTATGACCCTGTGTGCCATCTTTTTGAATTCCATATGCACCCACAGAGTCGGGGCTTTCTCCGTTGTTGCGCTTTGCATACGCTGTTGCAACGCCCTGAATCATGGTTTCATCTTGATCTGCTACGTCTTTTCCGTCAGTAACTAGCGGCGCATTTCCAAATCTTTGTTGTTTGTACTGATCTAAGTAGTGAAGGCCACCGTAGTTATCTGAAAACTCTCCGTTTGGTCCGGGGGCTATCATGCCGTACCCGATAACATCAGGCATAGTCCAGTTATCTCCGCTAGACTTTGCACTGCCGTCAATAATAGCACTTCGGGCTGATCCCATAGAACTGTACAGGCGAGTAAATTCTGTGTCTGTCATGGCATCTAGTTTTTCGTCTATATTACTATCATTTACCCAACCAGTAAGTTCAGACAAAAATAAACGAGAACTTTTTGCGTCCCCTGTCCACTTTGTTTGAAAAGATATACCGCCAATTTTTGTTCCGGTCTTTGCTACGTTATTCATAATTCCTTGCATTTGAGAAACGTCTAAGTCAATTTCGTCAGTTCTAGTGCCCCAAATGTCAATGGGCTTACGGTCCTTTACTTCTGATCTTGCGGAGGTAATTAACTCTTGCAGCTTGTCTCCTGCGGCAGCATTGTAGTCTTCCCCGCCAGTTAGCTGTGCTTGAAGAAGCATATCCTCCACAGCATCAATGCGTTGATCTCCATCTAGCCTTCTTTGTTCTTCTTTTGCTATATTGTTTTGAAAGCCTTGAACAAGGCCCATAGCTAGTGACACACCAATCATGTTAAGACCTTTCCTCTTCGGGGGTAGCTTGTGCGTTCAAAAAGTTTTCGGGTTCTGGTGGCTTTGGAGCGTACCCTTTTCGAATATCTTCGTTAACTTTCTCACGAATAAATTCAAACATAGCTGGGTTGTTGTCCTTCATCATTGTAAAGAAGGTTTCTTCGTCCATTACACCCTCGTCCAATTCGGCATCGTTTTCAAAAAAGCGGTACGGGGTGTTTGTTTCCTCTGCCATATTTGCCATGTACATAGCCAGTGGCCCCTTAATAAGAAGTCCCACGTCAGGGGTGAATATACCGTTTTGAAACTGTTGAAGTATGTAACCCTCTACCAGTGCTTCGATGGATGCTCCCACTGCAAGAAGCTTTAACAACTCTCGTTTTGTTTTCTTTACTTCAAGAGTAGATACGGCCTGTTCCATAGCCTGTTCAGGATCAACAATCTGCGGGGGTTGTCCCCACGGCCACCGTTCGTTATCAAGGGTCAAGCCGTAACCAGCAGGAGCCATTCCAAACTCATCTTTGGCTTCTATACTACCTACTTGTGGGGCATTTTCGTTGACAATCATACCGTGCTATCCTACTTCGGTTGTTTTAACTTTAATGTTAGGTCTGCCACCTGTTAGGTTAGGGGTAACCATGTACTCTCGCAGCATACGCTGCACTTGTGAGTTGGCTGCATTTTGTGCAAGGCTACTAAATGCTGTTTGTACTTGTGGCATGTTAAACACAGGATTTGACATGGCTGTCATCTGTACTCCGCGATTGGGATTGCCACGAGTAAGCTGGGCTATTGATCTATTTTGTCTAGGAGTTGGGGCTTGAAACATAGGTGCCCGATTTCCTTCCTTATCTGATGTAGACTCAATGTATGCTTTTCCAGCGTCAACAGCGACTTTGCCCAGATCACTGCCAAAAATGCTGTCTAAAAATCCGCTGCTTTTTTTTCGTGTAAATTTGTTTTTACCAAGTGTTTGAGTTGCGGCTTCAGTCCCACCACCTCCAACGGTTGCTGCCAAAACAGGAAGAGCGATTGCAAGTATAGTTCCTAGATTCATTTAATTAACTCCCTCTGTTTCCTACCCACGTTGCAATCCAGTTGCCGATACCTGCAGCCAGCGCATCCTTTTGTTGTTGGGTGTACAACTCTTTGGTGTTAGCAAACTCCATAGCCATAATGCCGACTTCGTGTTGTCGTTGCAGAGTTGACTCACTTTTTTGAAAGTTCCACGCAGCGTTGTCACGGTACTTTTGCCACAAGTTATTTAGTGCGCTTTGCGTAACATTCAACTGGTTTTGCACGTTGATTCTGTTTGTTTCGTTTTGGACAGCAGTGTTTGCGGTGTTTACTTGTCTACGCCACTGTACGTTTGACTGATCAATAGCGTATCTCATGTTGGCGTTAAACTTATCACGAGAGTCGCGCATGGTGGCGTTGAATTGATTCATAGCGTTTCTTTCACCAGCATTAAACTGGCGCATGGCTGCTACTCTGTTTGAGTTTGCAGTTTCTACCTGTGACTCTAATTCAGAAAAGAATTCTTCTACTTGTAATTCGTTTTTGGCGTTAAACTGTTTACGAGCGTTGTCCTCTGCAGCGTCTTTGAACATGGCCTGTGTCAAAGCGTTGTACGACAGGGTGTTGCCCTGTTGTCTAGCGTCAAGGTTTTTTGTTTCAACGGCTAAAAGAGATTGTGCATTTGTTACCGCTCCTTGTAGTCTAGCAGACAAGTTTGCTTTGTCCATACCGGCTACAACGGCAGCATTTTGTAAAACTGTTTTCTGTTGGTTGTTTAAGTTTTGAAGTTGAATTGTTGCATATTTGTTTGCGTCTTGGCTGGCAATAACAATACCAGACTCCATAACAGCCTGTGTCATTGCGGCTGCAGCCATTGACGACGCACCCAATCCTCGTGCTTGCATCACACCGGCTACTTTGCGGACTGCAGGTGCAGCCCACGGGGGCATGGGTTTGCCCTCTTCAATGCTGCCTAGCAACTCGCCCAGTTGGTACTGGACTGTAGCCCGTTGATCTAGTTCTTGTGTAGCAGCTACAGCTTGTGATCCAGCAGACACAGTGCCTTCTACCTGCGCCATATCAATCTGTGGACGACGGGCGTCTTCTATTTGGGCAGCAGTCATGGGAGCAACACCGGGTGCAACCTGTGTAGTAGCAGCTATTTGCCCAACGTCGGAATCAGGTCTAGTCGGTGTGTCAGTTACTACAGACCCAGCACTGTCGCCAATCGGACCGGGAAACATTAAATTTTGACTAAGAACCCCCGGTTCACGACGTAAAGCAAAAGCGAAAGGATTACCCGTTATACTTGCTGTGTTTGTTCCCGCTTGGGGAGGAAAACCCGTAAGAACACTGCCATCAGTGCTTTGCATTTCTCCGGGAGTAATTTGTTGTTCTACTGCCTCAACGTACGGAGTGCCGCCCTGCTCTCCGGCGGCAAGCTTCCCCATCTCATCCATCAAATCTTTATCAGTGGATACCTTATTTGCTTGCGCCATTGTTTATCCTAACTTCATTACAACTGTAATAATCATAGCCACCACACCTATCGTAGACGCCATTATCAACGCCTCTAGTCGCCACATACGCTTGTCTAAACCCTCTAGTTTTTCTTGCACAGCAGCGTACCTGATGGCACACTCTTTTTCGTGTGCTTCAAGTTCCATCTGTGTTTTGAGTACGGGTTCCATTGACATCTTCATCTTTGCTACCAGCCAGAGGGTGTGCCAGTGAGGATTGTTGGTGTTTTCTGTTCTGTAATAACTGCGTCAAGTTTTGTTTTTACTTGATCTTCTGTTTCACCCAAATCAGCAAGAACTTTTGCCTTACACCAATCTTTTGTAATTGAATTGAAGGCTGTAAATGATACACCAGATTCTTGTGCTACACCTGTTGCACCGTAGCGTTTTGCCCTCAACCAGTTGCCCTCACTGTCTTTATCACTGTCAGAAACAGCCTCTACAATCCAATGAATTGTCTTAATAACGTCAGAGTTACCGCCTTCTGATGCTACCCTTTCAAGAGTTGGATATGTCCATGTGTAACTGTTTGCCATCTTTAATCTCCGTAGGGGCTTGCGCCAAGCAGTGTGGTATCCCACGCAGCTTTCAGCTTTGCAATCGTATCAGCATTTGTTATAGCGGCAGCAGAGGGTGCATCACGCAGCTTTTGCTTTTCAGTAACAATAGCTGTCGTATCTGAACTGGTTTCTAATGCCCTCATATAAGCAGTATCTTGGGCTTCAAGAAGAGGCTTTCTAGCTATGCGTATCTGTTCCTTAAACAACGTCTTTGCTACAGACAGGTCTTCTGTAATTGTCGTGCCACTCAATGACCATGCGTCACGAAAGTGCCTGTCACTTGGCACAGTCGCTGATGCAGAATCTATAGTGTTTGCATCTTTATCTACAATGGTTCGTGTCATGCCGCTACTCTCCAGCTATTTCTAAATTCTCTGCTTTGTGGCAGTTGATTCTTTTTACAAATTTTCATCTTAACACTGTTGCTTTTGTTGTAGTTCCTCCAAATATTTTCTGGTACGTCTTTCATAATTAAATACAACAACGCCTCTTTTTCTGTTTTTGGACCTTCTCTTGGTGTTGTGCTGAGAAGATCATGCGTTTCTTTTTTATGTTTTACAAAGTTTGGTCTAGCTTCGTCAGCGTGTAACTTCCAGTAAACCCAGATTGGAGGAAACACGCCCCCGTGCATTAATGCCGCCATAGCCTCTGGACCGGGGTGATACACAGCACAACAATCCATGTCTATGTCTTCGTACACTACACAATATTCAGTGTGAAAAGGTGTTAATTCTTTTTCTGCTTTGCAAATTCTTTCGTACATGTGCATTATGGGTAAGTACCTAGTGCTAGAAATGTGTGATAACCTGTGTCAAAACGCCCGTTGGTATCTTTAACATCGTCAAACATAACCCCACGAACAGTTCCCGCTGCCCTAGAACGAACAGTGCCTATACCCGCCTGATCTGACCCCGGACCTGTACCATTAATAAAAGAGGCATAATTTCCAGAATCTAAATCTACGTCTATATTTACAGTAGTATCACCACTCTGATGATCTGTTGAACCACTAGCGTTATGTGATGTTGTTACTGTTGCTGCATTTACAAATGCCCACATACAAGCCCCGTGGTGATTAGGTCCATAATTACTCATTATTTACTCTCCATCGCCGCAATACGGCTTTCCAACTCTTCAATCTTTTTATGTGCATCTTGCAAAGCTGACACAATAACAGGCGTGATGCGTCCGTAGTCCATGTGCATCATTGCACCCTCGTCATCATCAGTAGTTGATACAGCGTCTGGCACAATTTCTTTCATCTCTTGTGCAATGAAGCCCATGCTGCGGGGGCCGTTAGGATCAGCTTTCCAAGCGTAGCTGACAGGGTTCATAGCCATCAGCTTGTCGGTTGATTGTAACGGTTCAATGTCTTGCTTGAGTCTGATATCAGAAGTGGTGGCATAGGTTGTGCCAGCAGCGGCTAAATCAATAGAGCCTTTGGTATTTCCTGCCTGTTGAAACAAAGCGACTGTTCCCACACTAGACAAACGATTTAAGTAAAGCGCAGTTGAACCATCTCTTGTTGCTTGAACATAACCAGAAAGACCAAATTCATTACCAGCAACACCAATGTTTTCAGCGGTTTTGCCGTGTAGAATGTTTCCGGTGGATATGAACCTAGCCCTCTCGCTGCCGCCAGAATAAAATTGTAAAGAACGAGCAGAGTGTTCATAATTTATCAGGCCATCAGTGGATGAGGAGCCATTAGGAAAAGCTATTGCAGCACTGCCAGAATTATTTGAACCACCACAGATACTAAGTCCTACATGGGTTTCACCCTCTACAATAAAAGTATCATAGCTTGTGTTAATTGCGTATCCACCGTTTCTTGAACTTTCAAAAACGTGCAGTTTTGACGTAGTGTGAGGGCTGTTAGTGTTGATGCCGATAGCATCATTGCCGCCATCAACAAACAGCATATTTGCAGCACCGTTGGACTCAACACGGAAGTCTACGTCTACGCTATCCTCGTTAAACACTGTTTCATCAGAATGGAGTTTCATACGGCTGTTTCTGGAGCCAGCCTTCATAGTGCTAAAGGTCATGTGTGCCGACTCTGAACCATCCGCTACAGCGGTTGCCCCGACAAATATATCGCCATACTGCGTGGATTCACCAGCATTGTTGTCAATATTAAATTTAATTTGACCACAGTTGTCACCGTCAGCAGGGCTAGAGCTTTCTCTTTCCAACACCAGTATTGGCCCAATACTGCCATCTGCGTCAGTGCATTTTAGTGTAAGCTGTTGGTCATTGTCGGCAGTTGTGATTGTGCAGCCGTCACCAGCAGTAAATGCACCAGTAATTGTTGCGCTATCTACGTACGCATCCTTCCACCGCACAGAACTGCTGCCCAAGTCAACGTCACTGTCAGACTGTGGGCCAAAGATGTTGTCACCCAAGTACACTTGTTCCACGTTGGCTGCGTAGAAGTGTATTTCATCTGCAGTCTCAAAGTCAATCTTGGTTTGGTCATCCTCACCAATCTTGATGTCAGTAGCAAGCAGGGAGGTGATGCCTGTCTGTGCAGCGTCAACTGTAATGGTGAGGTCAAACGGATCACCATCACTGCCAGTAGACGTGTCAGTAAAGTTGGTTGTTACACCTGAACCAATGATCTTCAGTTCTTTGGCGTTGTTAATTGTAACTTCTGTGCCATCATCATCTTCAAGCTGGAAACTGTTAAAGCTACCTGCGTTGTTGTCTACGTATGCTTTGACAGACTGTTGTGTAGGAATAAGAGTTGCACTGTCAGATGACATGTCGTCTTCATCAACAAATGCTGTAACTGTAATAGAACCATCAGCCAAACTACCAAACGTAATCGTACCAGTAGTTGTTATGGCACTTGATCCGTTATCAATAGCACCGAATCCGCTGGTGATGCTGCCACTGTTTATCGCACCCGTTGTAACAATGTTAGAACTTCCTGCTGCTGGTGCTGCTGCTATATCCGACAGCACCTCTGATGCAGAACGTCCTTCAATGGATGTACCGTCAATACGTAGGAAGTCATTGTCGGCAGCACCGCTGGTAAACACAGGCAGGTTGCCGTTGGATATACCAGTAGACAAAGTAGCTACTGTGGTAATTGCTGTGCCATCCAGCGTGATTGCGTCAGCTTCCAGAGTGCCATCAAAGTCTCCGTCTACTGCGTCTATGTTACCCTTAAATATAGTTGATGTTACAGTGCCTGTACTTGGATTGTAAGTAAGGGTGCCATCCATCTCTAGGCCAACATTACCTGTGCTGGTTGTTGCGTTTTCTACAAACGTGATGAGGTTTTCTTCGTTTGTGCTTTCGTTGTCAGTTACTAAAACGTGGGCAGAATTGGTTGCGTCAGTAACAGTCACACCCGCAATAACAGTATTTAGTGCTGTGCCATTGACAGTGATTGCATCAGCCTCAAGTGTACCGTCAATGTCGGCATCGCCAGATATATCCAAGCTTGCAGCATCAACTTCACCAGCCACAGTAAGAACACCACTAGCCACAGTCATCAAGTCTGTGTCGCCCGTGTGTCCAATGGTTGATCCATTGATAATTACATTGTCTACAGTCAGGGTTGTCAACGTGCCAACAGACGTTAGGTTAGGCATCGCTGTAATTTCGTCATCAAAATAAGCAGCTAAATCAGTGACCGCCACCTGTTTCATAGTTCCAGCATCGTTGAAGACAACACGGTCTGCATCAGCTACGGTAGTAGAACTGGCAGTTGTGTCTCCATCAAGAATGTTTAGTTCAGCGGGAGTAGAAGTGATATTTGTGCCACCAATATCCAGCGTAGTGACTGATATCTCCCCGGCAACAGTTACTACACCATTTGCCAAAGTAATAAGGTCTGTATCGTCTGTGTGACCTATTGTTGTGCCGTTGATAAGTACGTCATCAATGTCCAACGAACCACCAGTGATAAGCCCTGTTGTTGTAATTGTTGACGATCCTGTGTCAATCGTACCAAAACCAGACGTGATCGAACCAGAGTTAAGTGCGCCAACAGTGGTGGCAGCAGTGGTAACTAGATTTGGCATTGCTGTGATTTCGTCATCAAAATAGGCAGCTAAGTCTGTGACCGCTACCTGTTTCATGGTTCCAGCGTCGTTGAAGACAACACGATCAGCGTCAGCCACAGTAGTAGCGGATGCGGAAGTATCGCCGTCAAGGATGTTTATCTCTGTTGTAGTGACTGTTGCACCATCAAGTATCTCTAGTTCTGCTTCAGATATACCAGCACCACCGATTGTTAGTGTGCCAGATATGTCTACGTTACCATCCATATCAATGGTAGTGGCAGCAATTTGTATTTCTGTGTCGGCAATCAGGTCAAGCTGCCCATCAGCACTAGAGTGAATGTAAATTGCTGTGTCGCGGAACTGCAATTTTTCTGTACTGGCAACAAGTATGTCGTCCGAAAACTCAAAGTAGTCTTCGTCTTCCATCCACTTTAGTACACCGTCGTTTGTTTCTCCATCGAAAGTGATGGTAATGTCTGTGCCAGATGTGGCCGCACCAAATGTTAGTGTGTTACCAAGAAGTTTGGTAATCGGTCCACCCTCTGCATCAGTGCCGTCGTGTGTGTGCCCTGTGCTTGAAGCAAACGCAGCAAGAAGTTGATTGAATTCATCATTTGTATCTGCAGCGGAGATTATGTCTCCGTCAGCGTACGATGACTGTCTGGTATAAGTTGCACCCATTTATCTTCTCGCTCCTAATTGGTATTCTAGCTGAAACCCTTTTAGAGAATACGCATCTGTTTCTCCGCCGTCATTAACACGAAGTGCCACCGCAAATCCTGAACCTTCTACGGCCTGTCTAATTAAGGGTTGAGATGGACCGTCATAAACAGGAGTACCATACGTCGATACACCATATATTCCAGCTATTCTTGTTGCGTCTAAGGCGTACGCAGAAGGTCTTGCAGAGTTTCTTCCCTCGTAGTCGTACCTTACAATTAAGTCTGCATCGATTGTGGACGCAGGTTTAAAATTTACAATGACTCGCTGCATATGTTTTCGTATGCCGGGGTCATTCATGGTAAGGTCAGGACTTCTATACCTTCCGTTTATAGTTGTCCCTGCAAAAGTTTGTCCCTCTTCTTGTCTATACACGTACCCGTCAAATCCCCCGTGTATCACGGTCACATTACCAGCGTCTATAAACGTACTTGTCGAAGAAGGCTTTATTCCTTTTGTTGTTGAAAACTCGTAGCCTTTACCACCCTGTTGACTTTTTAGGACACATATAACACCCTCTGTTAAAAGTTCGGTTTGTCCCGCTTTACTAAAAAATATTCGATACTGTGTTTTTTCTGGTATAACTATAGACTCAAACAAAGAAGCATCTGCTATGTTCTCATCAAATACGGATTGTACATTTGCACTTATGGTGCCCAATTCCACGTCACCAATTCTTGCCGTTCCTGAAACTGTGCGTAATCCGTCAGGCCCAAGAAACAGAAGATCACCTGCAAATTCTTGAATAGTCTTGCCGTTGATACACCCAATGTCGCGTGTGACAGGCTGCACAGCAAAGTCACTTAGTGAACTGCCAGTGAGTTTAAATATCCTGTTTTCACAAAAAATAAACAGTGACTCACGAAAAACTTTGAGGCCAACAATATTATCGTCAACCTTGATGCTACCTGCACCAGACCCAGAACTAAACGCATCTTCATCAAACGGCTGGCTAAATATAAGTTCTTGTGGGCCAGAGTTTGCAGTGAGGGGCATACCGGCGTAGAACATGTGTTCACGATACGCTGTTACAATGGACGCTCCTGTTACTGTGTTGCTACTTACGTCAGTAGCAGCCATAGCCGTACTAAACACGGTAGGAGCGTTTACTCCGTCTACAACAATAAGCTTATCGTTGCCGTCAAAATTAAATCTTTCAAACGCATACTTACCGGCACTTGTTCTTCCTGAATCTCTCTCTGTCCAAGATTCTGACACAACTGTCCTAGAGGTATCGCTGGTAGCAGCATGTGCTGCTGCAGTTGTGCTGTTTGCTGCGCGAGTAACACCTGTAAAAGTTGTAGATGTTACACCCGTGTACGTAAACTGTTCGCTGTTTATCTGCAAGGTGCCGCTAGATGTAAATCCTGTTGTAGACGCTACAGTAATTGTGCCTGATCCCGTCATGGATGTGCTTGAAGAAATTGCAGAACTTGATCCCGTGCCTAACGAAGTAGTGCCAGCACTAAATATCTTCTCTCCCCTTGCAGCTACAACTTTATTTGCAAAGGTAGCTACCATAAGAACTTTTTCATCAGATGAAGATGTTTGGGGTACTATCTGTCTTACATGCCTTTGAAACCCTTTGATGCGTTTGTAGCCCCCCTCAATGTCAGGTTCAAAGTTTGTTAATTCTACAGCTTGTCCGGGTTGCATAATGAATGTTGATCGATTGGCAACTAGCCCTCCTTCACACACAAACGGAAATGCAGCGGTTTCACTAAGGTCAGCCACTCTATACAGCCCTCATGTAATTCTTTCGGTTGAGTAATTCAATCCGCATACGCTTGATTCCATCCTCATATTCTTTTAATGAAAACTGTGCAGCCTGTACGTCGGAACGAAACATGTGCGTGTAGTATTTTGCACGGGCATTTACTACCGGTTCGAACCGCGTCGGAATAATCGACGTATCAGTTGCCGAAGATAGATCAGTATGGGCAACGTAATAATCAAACTCTAACGTCCTGTTACTTGTGTCGGGAATAGGGGTAAGACCTATTTCGTCGTTATATGTGGTGTACACATACTCTGGGTCAGCAAACTTGTCCGTATCTGGACGAGTATCACGTTCACGAAACGCATCGTTATACTCTTCGTATGATAAATACTTTAATGGAATGGGTAGTACATCTTCGCTAAGTTCAACCAGCTTAACAAACGCTGCGTTACCTGATGCTTCAACAAAACTTACGTGGTGTGTCGTAGCCGTAGCCGTAAACGTAGTTTCGGTAAGAGATACCTCGTTACCGTTGGCAATAGTAAGCGTAGCAGATTTAGTTTGTGATCCACCTGAACTGGTTCCTATTTTAAGGGTAAGTGTTGCCCCGCTAGTTTGTGTAAGCACAACGTAAGAACGACCTACAATGAGGTCGGTTATTTCTTGGGATGCTTCTGCGCTAGTAAGCAGCAGAGTGTTGCCAAACTTAGAACTTGCAGCGGGACTACCCGATACTGTCGTCCATCCAGTTATGCTTGCAGACCCCGACACTTCATACGTGCCGTTGGTTATGTAGTTTTTTGGACGAAGAAACATTGTATCGTAGTCAACATACTTTAAAGTTGACGCTATACTTGCGTGGCTGTACAAAGACTTACCTGCGATTACGTCAACAGAACCAGCAGCACGGGTAAACGGCCAGTTTAATTCAGAGTTGATAAGATCAGTAATCGAACGATTAACATAATCTTTCACTGTAGTTTGCACACCACGGGAAGTTGCAAAGGTAGAACTGGTCAGTTCAACTTCGTTAAAGTCCCGTAGTACATTGTTAATTAGAGTAAGATACGTGCTTGCCATATTAGTACCCGTTAAGTTTCGCTATCCAAATCTTCAAGTGCTTCAAGCTTGTCTTGAGCGTCCGCCCAACTAGCGACTGCCTTGTCCATTTCCTCAAGCAGTTGCGGATGTTCACCGATAGCCGCCGGGTTATTTGTGTAGTTTGCGTATACAAATAGCGCATCTTTTTTCTGTGCCTCGTACTTGTGCTTTAGGGCTTCGTAGGCAAGTCTTTTCATTTCAGTCTCCCTGTACAACATTATACACCTATTTATTTAAATTAGCAAGGATTATTTTCTTGACTTTTCGATTGCTGTGAATGTTTCTCGCAGGGTAGGGGGCTTTTCATGTTTGGGATCGTACTTGCATTGTATCTCTCGTGGGAAGTATTCTCCCATGTCATTCCAAACACTATCCACCGTGTTGTTAGGACCATGATATATACATAGCCTTTCTCCGTCTATGTTGCTACATCCCTTCAGTCTGCACGTCACATATTCAGGCCACGTTTCTGCATTAGCTAACGTGCCTCTAAGAAATGCCACGAACCCGTAAAGTATTCCTGCAGCGAACAATCCCATCAGTATCCACGCTACTATCTCTACAAACTTACGGCGTCGTTGTCTTTGTTTGTACAGGGTTTCTTGGCGTTGCTTGCGGATGGACCCTTCCATACGAACAAGTTCTTCCCACTTGGACCTTCCAAGCGTCATGCCAATCCACTGTTGTAGTTCGTAGCGTTGCTGTTGGGCTTTTTGTTTAGCAGCGAATGTTTCTATTGCTTCTTGTTCTACAGACTTACCCGCAAACAACTTTTTAAATATAGGCGG